AGTTTAAAGAAGTAATACCAAAAGCCTAAACAAAAGGCTGTAATTAATAAATAAACTGTTCGTGTTTTCATTTCTATTTAAGTTAAGTCCTAATTTTTACCACATATCTAATAACAAAGTGCAAACGCCATTTTAACGAGCGTCTGCACTACTGTTAGCGGTAATGCTAAAAACCGCACCTCCGACAGGCAATCTCATAATAATTAGCTTCCTTTTCTATGCCGATAAATTTTCGGTTGAGTTCTTTGGCTGCTAAACAAGTCGTTCCGCTTCCCATCGTGTTGTCTAATACCATATCATTTTCAAGTGAATATTGCTCAATAAACCACTTCATTAAATCAATAGGTTTTACTGTTGGGTGCAAATTACCCTTTCCGCTTGGGTTTGGTATTTCTAAAACACTTTTTGGATAGTTGCCTTTTGTAGATATTTTATGATTTTTGTATTGTCCGTAAACTCTACCTTCCATATCAACATCTCTTCCAGTCTTAAACTCCCCATCAATTAGACCTTGTGGGTAATAGTTTGGAAATCCGTTTTTACAAAATACCAAAATATCCTCGTGTTTTTTCATTGGCTTCTTTTTTGCATCCAAGTGTCCAGTTGCTTTTGTTTTCACCCAAACCAAAGAATATTTAAAGTGGTTTATGTTACTTGCAGTCAATATCGTTGTAAATGGTTGGGAAGCAGTAAAAATCATTGCTCCTTTGTCTGTAATAATTCTTTCGTATTGTTTCCAAAGTTCATCTAAAGGTAAAACACTATCCCATTTACATTGTGTCGTTCCATAAGGTAAATCAGCCAAAATTAACTGAACCGATTTATCGGGTATCAAAGGCATAATATCCAAGCAATCGCCTTGAAACAAAGCACTACCGCTAACATCGGCTATATGCAATAGCGGTGTTTGTGCGTTATTCAACATTTGTTCTACTATCATATTTTATCTATTATTTAAAGTTTTGTGTTTCAAATCCGCTACTGCACATAGCCGTAGCCGTTATGTGCAAGTGCTACCATAGTGCTGTTTGACGAGTTTGTTCTTCAAATCGTTTGCACGCCTTTTCGTAATATTCATCGTCAATTTCATACCCTATAAGTTTTCGTTTCATTTTGTGGCAAGCTATGGCTATACTTCCACTTCCTAAATGGGTATCTAAAATCAAATCGCCTTCGTTTGTAAAATGTTCTAATATCCATTCGTATAGTTTTATTGGTTTTTGGGTCGGGTGTATAGTAGTATAGTTACCGCATCCAATTCCTTTAAAAATATGACCCCTATACATTCTTACTGGCTTATCTAAACTTGTCCAAGCTAATTCAGCATCAGCCATTGAGTTAGTTCCGTTTTGCTTATCCCAAACCAAAAAACAACGAGCATTTTCTAAATAGTTTATAAAATAATTCCCACCCCAAATGATTTGATTTTTAGATACCCTTCGCAATTCTACAAAATATTCCTTCGGTGGTATTGCATTGTCCCAATCCTTCGTTTTATGCTTTATATTTACATCATTTGAAGTTCCTTTGTATAATTGCTTTGCTGCACCAATTCCGTAAGGTGGGTCTACAATAGCAATATCAAAGTAATTATCGCCATAGCTTTTTAAGGCTTGCAAACTATCCCCGTGTATTAATGAAATTCCGTCCTTTGAAACCGCACCAGCACATAACACGGGTTTGGCAAAATGCGGGGTTTCGTCTTTCAATTTATCTTCTGTATTTATCATAAACTTTTGTCTTTCAATTAAACTTTTGTGCTGTTAAGCCCGCACTTCGCCAAGCTGTAATTAATAAATAAACTGTTCGTGTTTTCATTTCTATTTAAGTTAAGTCCTAATTTTTACCACATATCTAATAACAAAGTGCAAACGCCATTTTAACGAGCGTCTGCACTACTGTTATAAGTCAGTTTGCTGATTTTCTTTTACCATTTTCTTTACACAATCCATACAAAGTTCATGAGTTTCTTTTTGTTCATCACATGAAACGCAAACCGATTTTATAACAGTAGGTTGAGGCAATTCATCGCTCCATAAATCATGAATTTGTTCGCCCGAAATTCTATCGTAAATATGGTAATTGTCATAATTACTTTTGTTGTTTTCAATAAAACTTCTAACATCTTCTATGTCGTTAAAAGTTCCTATTAAATCATTTATACCTCCTAATGGGTAGTAAACGTCATACTGAAAAATTAAATATCTAAAATCCATAATATATTTTTTTTATTTTAAACTGCCTCAACCTACATACCGTTACATCAATTCGTCAGGATTGATATTGTATTCCTCAAGCAGTTCATTGATTCTTTCCCATGCAGGATGATAATCATAATTAGTATCCTTGAATACCCTCCATCCGTTGTGCTTCAGCTCCCAGATGAAAGCTGCCATGTCAGATGCTTTGGCAAGTTGGATTATTTCTTTCGGGTCTTCAGTTTCAAATGTTGCTTTCATATCCGTGTTTAATTTTCAAGAATCCATTCTACCAACTCAGGATATTCATTCAGCTTATCCGATAGGTTGTATAGATACATTTGATCTACTTGTTTACAGATAACACCGTCGCCATCGCAAGACGGACATACCGTGTTTTCGCTGACATCTCCTGTTATCGTTTCGTAACCGCCTTCTCCTTTACACTCAGGGCAGGTTAGTTCTAAAAATAGTTTCATTATTCATTCGGATTTAGTCGTTCAAAATTCCAGTCTTTTAAGAATAGGTACATAAACCAATCTTTTTTCCTTCTGCCTATTCGGTAGGCTCTAAGGTCTTTCTGCTTTCTTCTCATAGTCTTTTATTTTTTGTTTGTACAATATTACGATTTCTTTTAATTCGTCAATACTAAATTTCCGTGTTTTTTTAGCGTAAAATTCTAACCAAAAAAATTCATCTTCTCCTATTCTTTCAATCAAACATTTTCGGTACTCTATTAAATTCCCGTGCTTGTGTTGGTTGCAAGTCACGCATTGTCCGTGAACATTACTCTCAAAAAATCTAACATTCCAATGGTTATTAGCGTTGTAGAAATGTCCTGCGTCAAATTTAGAAGTAAGTGGTTTGCCGCAACTTATACAACCTTTGTCTTTGTCTCGGAGTCGGATGTACTTATTAAACGTCTGCTGTGCTATCTTAATCCAATCTTGAACAGTCATTAACTCTTCTTTCTTCTTGGCTTTCTTTTTCTTCCATTCTTTTTCAACAGCTTGTCTTACCATAACACGGATGCACTCATCTTTCTGACAGTATCTTTCCAGAGTAGTTTTGATGGGAGTAAATGGTTCTTTGCAGTTTTTACAACGCTTCATATCTCTAAAAAATTATTTCGTTGTCTTAATCTCAAATTCTCTTCAGTTAACTCAGCTACTTTTTTGTTTAACTGTCTTATCTGATACTCTCTTTCGTTCCATACTCCGATAGCGTACTTTAGGTTTTGTTCGTGTTTTCGCATCGGTTCTATTAAGTCTAATCTACTTGGATGCTTTTCCTCTATCTCAGCTACGGAAAGACGGATAGAATTTAACAACGCTTGTAGGTTGACTTCTGCTATTAGTGTGTCTGGTTTCATCTTGTCCGTGTTTTAAAACGGTAACCCGTCATCAAAGTTAGTATTTTGTGTTAATGGTTTGTAGAAATTGTCGTATTCATTTCCAAGTATTTTAGAAGTCCGTGTTTCTCCACGTGGTGCGGCGTATATTTTAGCCTGTCCACTTGAAATTAAATCAATGTCGTAATACGTCAAGGTGTTTAAATCAAATCTCAGTTCGCACTTTCCAACCTTACCAACCGAACGAGGCTTAATCTTGTTAAAATGAATCTCAGCTATATTCTCTTCAATTATCGGACGGTGAACCGTTATCATACATTTACCGGAGTTAAACCATTCAGAGCCTCCTTTCAAGTCGTAAGGTGTCGGAGTGGATCGTTTGCCGTTTTCCTTTTCAGTTAGTTTAGGATGTATAATAGTATGCAAGTGCAAATTGTGTTCTTCCGCTATGTGATTACGATAAGGCAAAGCATATTCTAAATAGGTGGCATAACCCCCGTATTTCTCGTAGTCGTGAAACATATCTTTCCAACTGTCAATACTTGCCGTGTGTAGTCCTTCTATTTTCTTTAACTCCACGGCGTAATCCCAAAACTCCATTGGTGTCATTTTCGCCTTTACATCCGTTCTCGTTAAGACCTTAAAGTGCTTAGTTATCCAATCAATTTCACGTTCAATCTCTGAGTTTTTAATAGCGTTTGGTTTTTTAGGGTCAAAAGACTTACTCGTCTTTTTCTGAATGAAGTCGGCTATTATCTCCACATTATTTCCAACGTCTGGGAAGTAAATCAAATGCTTCCATCCGTAATAAATCGAAGTGTTTAACAGTAGTTCCATAAGCACCTGTGTTTTACCCGACATCGGGAAACCCGTCCAATCTGTACAATTTCCCAACTGCATAGAGTAGAACTCATCTATCTTCTCAAACCCTAAATAAACACCTTTCTCGTGGTAGTTATCTCGATAGTTAAACAGGCTATTTAGTACATCCTGCGGTTCTGTTACTTTAAATCCGTTCATCTGTTCCAAGCAAATGTAAACTCTTGTTCCGAGTTTGGTTCATATTGGTTTAAATACTTTTGAAAGTTTTCATTACGAAGGTAGTGAGAAGGATTACACATTTTGTTGTTTATGACCCATTCACTTTTATTCATTGATATAAATGCTTTTTCCCAATCGTGATTTTCAAACTCCAATTCTTTAAGTTTAGTAAGGTTGTTTATGTCTGTTGGTGATAGCTTCTTAAACTTACCCTCCTTTCCGTTATGCTTTAACATCATTTTATTAAACCACAAAATAAACCCATCAACGTTTACACCTTCCTGTTTATTTGTTATTTGGTTATTAGGTTTATCTATGACTACAATGCTATTGACTTGCTTTTGTGTGTGCGATTGCGTTGCTTTTGCAAGTGCTTTTGTATTTGCTTTTGTATTTTTTACAATGGCAATTATACATGATGAGTATTGATTCTTTGACTTTTCAAGCATATCAATAAAGCCCCATTCTACCAATTCATTTAATGCTTTAGAATAAGTTCTCCAATTCTTAATACCAACAGCATCCATAGCCATCTGTGTGGGAAACCCAAATTTACTTTTCCATCCAAGTCTGTTACAATGTTCTATTGAAAACATATATATCGATACGTGGTTTGGAGTCACTTTCTCTGGGTTCTCAAAACACCAATCAAAAAAGTTTCTGCTTAGTTCATAGCTGTTCATATGACTCAATTTTTTTATTTAAAAAATCAAGCATAGCAGCCTCATCTTTATTTTGCATTAAATAATGTATGCCCGAATATACGGTAAGCCTTCCCAAAAGTGTGCAATACAACTCATAGTATAGTTCTTTTGGTAACTCATACTTCTCTAATGCCAACACAATATATGTTGAAGGCAAATCTTTAATTTTAACTCCCTTGTATTTACCAAAGGGAAACACTAAATACTCCATAATAAATAATAAATAATTTTAAAACAAAGCCCCGACTAACTTTCACGGCTTCCACCTCGCTACTCGCCAATCAGGGCAAACTAAATTTCTATGGTTCTATAATGTGGAAGCGAACCTGTATGCAAATATAGACGAAATTTTCTTCGTTTAGTTGTCTGTGTTGATTAATTTTTAATCTTTTTCTTTTGTGTAAAATCCATTTCGTCTATTCCGTGCCAGATTACTTCTATGTGGTTGTATTCTCTCACGTGGTCGTCTTTCCATCGTTGCAGTTTGGCTTTCTTTTCGTCTTCAGATTCGTAGCTAAACACGGAGAAAGACCAACGGTGATTTAGTTTGAAGACTATTTTGTACCAAGTTTTCATTTGTGTTCGTTTTTAGGTACAATCCAACAACCGTCTTCTTCAATGCCAAAAATAATCAGTTTAGTCTTCTTGTCAAAGTCACCGAATGAAAGGTATTTCTTCTTCAGTTCTTTCTTTAGTTTTCTTGGAATGCGCTTCTTCATAGCTTTAAAAACACGGTTAACCTCCACCGTAAGGTTTGGTTAGTTAAAATGGAAGTCCGTCTTTATCTTCTTTGTTATCCGTCTTTTTATACGGCTCTGAAATAGACACGCTAAAGAACTGTTCTCCTTTCTGTGAGGTCTTAACCCAAAGACTGATTTCTTTCTCTACTCCGTCAACGTTGATCGTTCCTCGGTAGTCTGGATGCGTTTCTTTTTCTTTCTTGTTGTTCTTAAAGATTGCACCTCGATTTGTGTTGTCAAATGTACTCATTGATTTATTTGATTTGTGACGCATTATTTTACGTCTGGTTAATACTTACTATTACTTAGCGGTTAATCGTTGCTTAAATCGATTCTATCGCCTAATTCTGATAGGTATAAGTCTATTACTCGTTTCGTCTTTTCTAAGTCAGAATGAAATTGACCCTTTTTTCGGCATCTTACTATTCGTTTTATTATATCGAATTCATAAGAATTAAGTCCGTGTACTTCTGCAAAGTAATAAAGGCTTCCGTGTGTGTTGTCGTAGTGACCGTCTATTTTACAACTCATATCCTTTCAATTATTTGTTGGTAATACTTTCTTGCTTCTTCTACTTTTTCGTAGATTGAGTTTATAGCTTGTTCGTCTTTTTCTACCAAGAACGCTTTAACTCGTTTCGGTTCTGGGATGTGGCTAAATTCGTGTTGCTGTCGTACTTCATTCTCAGTAGCTTCAGAAACTTCTAATTCCTTCTTTGCCCAACTTGCCCGTCTTATTTCGTCTTGAACGATGTCTAGCGGGGTGTCAATTAGGCAATATGAAACGATTGCACTTTGTTTGCCAGTTAACGCCATATATCCCTGCATTTGCCAAAAGTAGTCCTTGTTTGGCAGTTCATCGTCAAACATCGGAAACGTAAACAAGTCCCAAGACGATTTTACGTCTACAATTAAAGTGTCCGTTATTACGTCAGGAGTACCGCAGATGAATTCGTTTTCAAAGTACTCATCGTTTTTAACTACAAAACCAAGTTCTAAAACACGGTCACAAAGTTGAATTGCCTCATCTTCTACAATTAACCCTTTGTCAATGTAACGGGAGTTAATCGTTTTCTTAATGCCGTATTTGTGTTCAAGTGCTAGTTCCTGAATGTAAGTCTTTGCTGTTTGAGATAAGACCTCCCCTTTACTACGGGAGGAAGTCATTATCTTGCCTATTGCTGATGCTCTTATTTTCATAGTCCTTTTTTTATGTTTATTAGTTCTTGTAAATCTTCTTCACTTAACTTATTGTACACTTCATATAGTCTGTTTCTGTATCTTGGTGGCTCGTGTTTAAATCGTCTTTCTTTTTCACTTAAACCAAGGTGTCGATACATTGCCGTGTCTAACAGAGTTAGTTCGTTTATTAACTTGTCTTTCATAACAACATCAACGCTTTAGTTTGTAACTCAGTTAATTCATAACCGCTTAATGCTTTCTTAAATGCCTCTGCTGTCATTTCACCTTTTTCTACCTTGGTAAGTCCAGCTTCAAAACGATCTTGTGAGATAGTTGATTTCTGTGTTTTGATAGTCGCACTCGCCGTGTTTGCATCGTCGTCTTCAGCTTGTAGGCTTAGAAGTGATTGCAAAGTATAACGTCTAAAGTAAGTAACAGCAGAACCTATCTTTTGCGGGTCTGTGATTTGTGGAAGTTCCATCCAACTATCCACGCTTTGTCCAGTTTCGCAGTCGATAATCTTAGTAACAACTTTCCCGTCCATTACAGGCTGCATTAAAATTAGATTATACTTCAACAGAACAGGCTCTACCGCTTCAATGATCGCGTTAATGTCGGCGTAGTTGTTTTTGAAATGCGGGTTCTTAGCGTTCTTCTTTACCGCTTCGATTTCCTGTTTAGCTTTCCATAGCTTAAACCAAATAGTCTGTGGCTTTGGAATACAATCCTCAAACTTTTCGTTTAGTTGAGGGTAGCTTTTTTCTTCTTTTTTCATGTTACTTTGTTTTTAAGTGTTTACAAATATAGGTAATTATTCACATCCTTTTACAATTTCCGCTTTAATTTTTTTTAGTTCCCGCATACTGGTAACGCCTAAGATTCTAAATTCTAACGGTGAAAACTTCTTTACTTTCGCCTCTTCTAGTTCTCCGACCTTTTGATAATCTACTAACTGAGATAGATCAGATTGCATAAAGTATTCTATTGCCCTGAAGTCTTCGTACATCTTTTGTGCATCGTATGTTTTAAGGTTATGGATTACGCTAGAGTGGTCTAAGTTAAATAGCTTTCCAGTTTCGACTAAAGTAAGTCCGTGTTTGCGTAGAAAGTTCATAAAGATTGCCCGTCTAAATACCGTGTTGCGTGTTCTGTCTTTTCGGTCTAGCCCTAGTTGGCTAATTAGTTCCTTCGTCTGTTCTAGTTTAATTAAATCAGTCATTGTCTTCTGTTTTAAAATGTTCGTTTACCCATTGTCTAAATGCTCTCTGGATGTCTATTTGTTGTTCAAGTTCGCCTATCTCTGCGCCCTCTAGTAAAAGGCGGTCTAGGTTTCTAATAAAGTTAATCACAGCGTTTGCTTCTCTTTTGATTGCTCCTTTTAAATTGCACTCTTCTAAGTAGTCGGCTAAGACTGGAAGTAGTGAGGTGCTTACTAATAGTTCTTTCTCTTTCATTTCGTTTCAATTAGTCCGTAAAATTCTCCTGTTCCGTTAGGGCTTAGTATTGGTTGCCCGTTGTTACCCTTCTCCCAATTAGGGTAGATTGTTTTTTTAATCTTTAGTGGTTCGTAAGTGTTCTTTTCCCACCCAGTCGGCTGAACTCCTTTATTCAACCATTTCTTAATTAGCTTTTCCATGCTCTGCTATTTTATTTATCGTTTTAAAATAAGATTCTTTTAACCGTTTGATTGCCCTGTCGCAGATGTCAATGTCGTGGTCGTGTTTCTCTAGCCACTCACGGCTTGAAAAGTGACACCATTGACGGTAATTTTTGTAAAGACGGTCTTTACGGTCTTTCTCTTCTTGAATCAGCCTAAGTAATGCTGTGGCTGTTTCGTGTAACTTTTTTACTTCTTTCATGTCCTTTTTGTTAATTGATATATGCAAATATACGGCAATGTTAATAAGTTGTATCACTTTCCCACAAAAAAGTTTAAATTATTTTTGATTTGCCCGATTTTACTGAGGTTTCACGTGTATAGAAAAGTGCATTATATTATACTTTTATATGTAATCACGTATAAAATGATCTCTATTTTATACATAAAGTGCAGTATAGTGTACTTTTAAAGGTAAGGCCTTAAATAAGATGTAAGAAAGTAAGGGTATAGAATGAAAAAAGCCCCTCCGAAGAAGGGCTTAACCTAACCTATGAAAAAGAACAAAAAAGCTTAGTGTAAAGATAGGTGTTTAATCTAATTTAGTTAGGTATTGTTGATAAGTTCGGTTAGATATGTGGTAAGTCTTTTTACACTCGCACTTCATAAACCTTTTAATGTAACCCATAGGCGTAGTGTCTGTGTGTGATAGTTTTACTTTCTCGCCTCCACATTCAGGACAGCACCATTTCTTTTGTGAACCGTATTTTAGTACAGCGTGGTTAGTGTTATGGTCTATGTACGGCATAAACACGTTAAAGACATCTTCTAAAAGGATAACATCTTGTTTACAGTAACTGACCATTTCGTTAAGTGCTTGTTTTCGTATGGCCTTAGTGTCACCTTCTTGAACTCGTTTCCACAACCCTAAACCTTCGTGGTCTAACTTTCTACCGACTTCTAATTTCTGTCCCAAATAATCTAATTTATTAGACATAAAAGAAAAGTATTTACGGGCTTTTTTTAGGGTGTCTAGGGTTCTGTATTTCGGGAACATTAGAACGCCCTGTAAAACGCATCTGGTTCGTAATTGGCGTATATCAAATCTATCTCCGTTGTGCGCTACAAGTTCGTCGGCTTGACCCATTATCTTAATGAAGTCTTTCAGTAGCTTTTTATCGTCTTGGTTTTCATCCCAAACTAACACCTTGACCTCATCTTCGTATTGCCATTTATAGCATACGCAAATAATTTTAACTTCTCCTTCTATTGTCATTGGTGAAATGTACTGTTCACCACCTCGCCAAACGGGTGCTTTAACATAGGATGTTTCTATGTCGAAGAAAAGTCTTTTAAGGTGTCGGTGTTCGCCTTGTACGTTTAATCTTTTACGTTCACGTTGCACCCATTTACGCACCGCTTCAAGTTCTTTGTCTAGTCCGAAGTCTTTGATTACTTGACGGGCTATTGCTGTGTTATTAGAAGTGCTTTCTAACTTAACACGGATGAATTCTTTAATTGTCTTATTCATATTTAGGCTTTAAAAATTTCGCCTAAGTTACAATTTATTTGAATACCTTAACAGCTTCTAACCGATTTAGCCAACCTTTTTTCCATTTGGCATTTTTTCCTACTGCGATTTTTTCGTAGAATCCTTTACGAATCTTTATCATTTCGTCAAACAAGGCTTTAGAATCTACCTTTGAAATAGCTGTTATAGTTTGGTTTCCTATCTGTCCGTCTATTTCTACGTTTTGTCCGAGTTTTCTTAGTGCTAATTGCATCTGTGACGCTCCTGTTTTAACTCCCGACATCCAAGCAAATTCCGTAGTAAGAACCGCAATGTTAAACGGTAGTGCATCACCTTTAACTTTGTCCCAGAACCTAGTCTTAAATATCTTAAACCACATTTCAGACGGCATGGAATAGAACTCAGCATCTTTATTGTCCCCGAAAGTGTTAGTCCACGTTTGGTAAGTTATTCCGTGGCTAGTATGGTATTTAACCCCTTTGTACGGCGTAGGACAAAAGTATTTAGAAGCTGAGTCCTCAAGTGATTTTCCGTACTTGCCCTCCCAACGTGCAACGAATTCTAAATATTTATCTAAGTTCATCCTCTTTTAATTAAGTAAAGTGCCACTAATCCTATTAAACCCATAAGCACCCAAACCCACGGGCTTCGATTTTGTGATCGTGTTTGCTTAGTCTTTTCTTTGGCTTGTTTAGTCACCTCTTTAACTACCACTTCTTTAAGACGGATAGTATCTCTGTGAATCTTGTATTGATACCTTATTTCCTGACGAGTTAACGGTACTACTCTATCGTTAACAACTATTATGCTATCGTGTGAATAGTATCGGTGGTTTATAGTATCGTATTTAGTTACTTTGATAGTATCTATTTTACCACATATCCCACCTTTCTGCTGATATTTATTTAAGTGGTAGGTAGCAGAACACCCAACAGAGCCTAAAACGAACGCCACAAAGAGTATAGTAGCTAATATCCAAATAGCTAAAAGACGGTTATCAATTTTCATCAGCGAAAAAATTGGTTAAGAATTTACCTACTACGCCACACATAAAAATACATATAGCTAACCAACCGTAACCGCC